GGAGTACATCTTTACAATTATAATTACAGCACTAACAGTGTTCTTTAGCACAGAGGCGTGGAGATATTACAAATCTAAATTACACATTAACCATTCAAAAGAATCTATGGCAGCAAAAAAAGAAAGAGAGTATACAAACAGTCTTGTTGAAAGAGTATGTAAGCTTGAAGATCTTTTAGGAGAAAGTTCTGCTGAGAAAGATTACTTAAGAGAAAAAGTATTAGCCTTAACAGAAGAGGTAGCTGGTTTACGTGAAAGAGTTAAGTTTCTTGAGGCTGAAAATGAACGTTTAAAATTTTCATAATATGAGAAAAAGAAAAAAACAAGTTAAAAAAATGAATCTGGGTGGTGACACTCCTGTGCAAAATATGTATATGCAAATGATGCAAAATATGATGCCTAAGACTGCTGTTGGAAAAGCATTACAACTTATTAAAAATAAAAATGGTGAGATAAATATGCTTAAAGGTAATCAAAATCTTATGTTTCAAAAAATGTTAAAGATGTTTACTGAGAATGATCAGTTAGTAAAAATGAGAAATGTTTTGATTCAAAACCTTAATAAAGAGAAAAAAATTAATGAGGCAAGGAATTTAAAAATAAGAACAGAAAAAGGTAAAAGTTCACCAATGAGAAGAGGTGGTAGAATAAAATAAAATGGCAAAAGAATTAAACGAAGACACAGGGTTTAAAGTTAGTATTAAAACACTAATTGGAATTGGTTTTGCAATGGCAACTGTAATTGGTATGTGGTTTGCTTTACAGGCAGATATAGAAGAGGCAAAACAACTACCAGAACCACCAGCACCTGATGTGACAAGAATGGAGTTTGATATGAAGGATAAAAATATACGTTTGACTATTGAGAATACTCAAGATGATGTGACAGAAATTAAAGAAGATCTTAGACGTATAGAGGACAAAATAGATGAATTAAAATGAAAAACCTAATATATATATTTTTACTATTTGCTGCAACGGTTACTGCTCAAATAGAAGTTATACAGTATAATGCAGGATGGAATTCTAGTAATGATGTAGAATGGTGTAAAGAATTGACAGACTGTGATATAAGTTATGTTGATATAGCTGCTAAACCAAAACAACAAGCAAAAAATAAAATAGAAGTAGTTCCTACTATTATAATATTTGATGAGGGAGAAGAAATAGAAAGATTTGAAGCAGATATATCTTTTAGTATAAAGGCTACAAGAGAGGAAATACAAACTATAATAGATGAATTAATTGTAAATAAATTTTAAAATGAAAAAATTTTTATGTAAATTATTATGTATAGTTAGTTTTAAAACTATATGTGCAAAATGGTGTGATACAAAGTCATGCTGTAAAAAGGAAAACTAAGGAATATTAATATTTAAAAAAAATTGTAATGGGAAAATTAAAAACAAGTTTCACAATGTCTAGTAGCACTACTAGTTCATCTGATGCTTTAAACACAAACATTACTGTTGAATTAGATGTAGCGGCTCCTTTGATACAGCAAGGTAGTGTTACAACTAGTACTGGCGGTGATGTATTAATTGATGGCACAGTTGCACCGTATACTACGGTTGACTCATATTTATATGTAAGAGCAGACTCTGCTAATGGTACAGATAAAATAGAAATATGGGATGATAGTGGAGGTGCCTGTAAATTTGGTAGACTAGAAGCTAGTGATTGGATGTGGATACCAATGCATGCAGGTTTTGGTTTAAAAGTAAAAGCTTCTGCTAATACTCCAAAGCTAGAATATGCAATATTTCAAAGAGCTTAATTAATAATTTATAAAATAATAAGAAAATGGCTGGAACATTAAAAGCGTCAATAAATGCAACTACTACAGGGCTTATGGGTACAGGTGGTGATGAGTTAAATTTAAGTTTTACATCATCAGTTGCTGTAGATAATCCTTCAGTAATTACTGGAACTGTTTCTTTAGCACATAGTGTAGATCAAGCAATCTTTACAGTTGCTAAAGAAGTGTATGTGTATGTAAGAAATACAGGTACAAGTGCTACTGCTAATGATGAAATACAAATTAAGATAGGTGGTAATGCGGTTATGATATTAACTTTTGGTCAGTTTGCATTCTTTCCTGTAAAAGCATCTCAAGCTTTTGTAATAGGAAGTGCTGCTGGATCTGGTTCACTTAAAGCTAATGCAGACTATGCATACTTTACTGAATCACCATAGTAAATAAATTGACATATGGCAACTCAATATATGTATATAAGAATACTACTGTTACTTCTGTGCAGTAGTATTTCTTTTGCTCAAAACTCTTGGATCAACGTTCAACTGCAAACGGATGATTATCCTGAAGAAACATCATGGTCTATATATGATATTAGTGGTGCTACTATTGCTGCCACTGATTCTGCTTTAGCAGAACTTACACTATATGATACAGTTATAAATGTATTAGCAGGAGAGTATATTATTGAATTAGATGATGCCTATGGTGATGGTCTTGGAGCTTCTCAATGGGGAGGAACTGACGGTTGGTTTCTTATACAAAATGAATGTCAAGATACACTATTCTATGCAGAAGGTGACTTTGGATTACAATTAGTAGATACATTAACTATAGCCCCTTGTGCACCCCCTATTGCTGGATGTTTAGATTCTTTAGCAATAAACTTTAATCCTCTTGCAACTGTAGATGATGGTTCATGTGAGTATCCAGGTTGTAATGGGATTCTTACATCTAATGCATATGATATATGTATAGGTGGAGGAACACAAACGCAAATTATATTTGAATGGACATTAGATGATTACAATCCTAATTGTGAAGTAACTAATGTTATTGTATCAAACGAAGAAGGTTTAGGTCCTCTAAATCTTCCACCAGCTCCCGTAAATAACTTTGGCTTTATAGCAGGTAATGGACAAATGCCACCTAACTGGAGTGTAGAGCACTACTGTGTATTAGAATTTATAGATGGTTCTGTATCTGATACAATAGCTTATACACCATCTCCATGCATTGCTGGTTGTACAGATCCCACACAAATAGCTTATAACCCATGGGCAACATTTGATGATGGTACTTGTACAGGAACATCTTGTGATACTACATCTCAATATCAAATTACAATGGAGATTATGTTTGACAACTGGCCAGGAGAGACAGGTTGGACAATGGTGACCAATTCTGGACAAGGTGTGGAAATGCCTAGTGGATCATATAACTTTCAAGATATAGGTCAAACATATACTTATACTTTTTGCGTAGATCAAATAGCACCATGGGAATTAATTGTTACAGATACTTATGGTGATGGTATGGCAGGATCTTCTTCAGGTGGTAACATGGATGGTACAATTGTAGTTTATGATTGTGCTGGAGATACTTTATGGAATATGGATAATCCAGGTTTTGGTAATGTATTATATTCAGGAGCACAAAATGCAAATCCTTGTCCTACTATACCAACAATACCTGGTTGTATAGATGATGATTATGTTGAGTTTAATCCAGAAGCTAATGAAGATGACGGGTCATGTACTACATTACATACTTATGGGTGCACTAATCCAAATGCTTTTAACTATGATCCTAATGCAACTATAATGGATTTAGTTCCAGACTGCAACTATGAACTATGGATAGGTGATGCAGGTGGTGATGGTTGGGGTAATTCTTACTTGGGAATTATGCAAAACGGACTTATAATTGGTACATATACAATGGGTCCAGGATCTTATGAACAAACTTTTGGTCTTATATTAGATCCAGGTGTGCCAGTTGAAGTATATTACTTTGAGGTAGGAGGGCCACAGCAACCACCTCAAGAAGTAGAGTTTCAAACCTGGCACAATTCATTTAAGCTAACTAATGCTAACGGTGTTGAACTAATGTATGAGGGTTATAATCCATTTGCAGATAACGGTCAAGGTGCTTTACAAAACTTTACATCTCCTTTCTGGACAAAGTATATAGACATACCTTTTTGTGGTACATACTGTATACCTACAGTTGTTGGTTGTTTAGATCCAACAGCATATAATTATAATGAAGAAGCTAACACAGATGATGGATCATGTGAACCTATAGTAGAAGGATGTACAAATGATTTAGCATTTAACTACAACCCAGAAGCTAACGTAGATGATGATTCTTGTGTAGCTCTTGTAGTTGGATGTACAGATTCTTCAGCTTGGAATTACAATGCAGATGCAAATGAGGATGATGGTGCTTGTATATACTTAGGTTGCACTGACTCTTCAGCATGCAACTATAATCCAGGTGCAAATGCAGATAGTGGAGGGTGCACTTATCCTGATCAATATTATAACTGCAGTGATATATGTATAAATGATGCTGACTCAGATGGAATTTGTGATGAGCTTGAAATACTAGGATGCACTAGTGTAGCAGCTATTAACTATATGCCGGAAGCAACTGATGATGATGGTAGCTGTGTTGGTATAGTATACGGTTGTACAGACCCTACTGCTTTTAACTATGACGCTACAGCTAATACAGACAATGGTTCATGTGTGCCTGTAACATACGGGTGTATAGATAGTACAGCGTTTAATTATGATCCAGCTGCTAATACAGATAATGGTACATGTATAGAATTTGTATATGGTTGTACTGATGAATCAGCTCTTAACTTTGATCCGCTAGCAAATACTTTAGATAACTCTTGTTGTTACCTTGGAGGTTGTACTGATGCTACTGCACTAAATTATGATGAAGATGCTTGCTTTGATGATGGTAGTTGTGTAGTTATAATAGAAGGATGTGCTGATCCTAATGCATACAACTATGATCCGCTAGTTAACTTACCAGACAATAGTGTTTGTTTATATGATGCTGGTTGCTATGGTGGACCTGGAGAACCTTATTGGTTAAATGATCCTTGTTATGCTTGGGTTATAGATATAGATGGTTATTGTTGTACTGAACTATGGGATGAAACTTGTCAATCTATGTATAATTACTGTGAAGATGGTTGGCCCGTAGATCTAGATGAGCTATCAGGTAGTGATATAGTTGTCTATCCTAATCCTACAGCTAACACATTTACTATAGAAACAAGACTAGATGTAGATGTAAAACTATATAACATAGTAGGAGAGTTTATACAAATAAATAATATTAAAAGAATAGATTTATCAGATTATCCAGATGGTATGTATAATCTAATTATCACATATGATAAAATAAGAATAACTAAAAAGATAATTAAACTATAATGAGAACAGTTCTTTACATACTACTACTTCTATCATTCACGATAAATGCACAAGAGGAAAACAAGTTTAAAAAAGAACTTAAGAAGACTTTTAAATTTTCTACATTCTACGCTGCAGTAAACGGTGGTACTTCTATTTCAGATCAGAATACATATTCTATATTAAATGGACTACAAACCGATGTAATAGAAACTCCATTTGATTACGCACTAACTCTAGGTGTAAGAAAGATACAAAGATTTGGATACGAGAACAAGGCTAACACATTCAAGGATGGTACAGAAACATCATACTCTGATGCCGCTACTATTGGACGAACCAGAGGGTTTGAGTTTTTATTTGAGGCAGATTACAAAAGACAACAGGGTGACTCTTATGTAGACCAACATCATTTCTTACGATACTTGGCAGATAGATGGGTTGTTAAGGTAGAGTATTTACAAGATGGCTTTGCTGATGTAGAATACATGGAAGCATCACAACGATACAGGCAAAAGGTAGGTAAGAGACTTTCATTTACTGCAGGGACAGCACAAAGGATATCCGAACCATATGGTTATGATCCATTAGCTGAGTGGGTACTGTCTAACGGAAACATACACTACACAAACCTTGCTTTAGAAGAAGGCTACTCAATTGGTTTTGACCCAGCAGGAATAAGTTATTTAGATCCTAGTGGAAACGTGGTAGCTACAAGCTCTGAAGTATGGGAAGAGGTAGTGGTCCCACAAGTTATTGATGATTATGTAAAGTCAAGAAAGGATGCATTACCTGTACAATGGTGTCATTCACTAGTGGTTGGCTTTGACTATTACTACTACACCAAAAAGATTTGGTTGCACTCATGGGGCAACGTACTTCCTTATCATCTTAATACAGGAGGAGACTATTCATACCACAACTTCAACGGTGGTAACTGGATAGATTATTCTGCCGGTTTGATATTTGGTTATAAGATCAATAGGAACTTAGGTATCTTTATTGAGGGAAAATATAACAAATACTGGAACAGGGACTGGCATGATTTCAAGTTTGGAATAAACTATATCATACTTTAATTTCTAGTATTTTTTTTGTATATTATTATATAACCAAAAATGTAAAACTATGAACTGGATAAACAGTTGGCGTGAAGGCAACAAAAAGAATATTGTTGATTTCACATTTAGATTTGGGGTATTAACCCTAATACAATTAAAATGGAACCCAAGCGTAAGCTTTAGGTTTATGTTATTAAACTTTGGATTTGAATGCATCTGCAAAAATAAAAAATAATGGCATCAAGATTACTAGACGTTACATTAAAGTTATCATCAACTCAGCCTATCAATGGTTTATTAACCCTTGATGAGACAATAACTGGTGCTTTCACTTACGATGATACAGAAGTGACAACAAACACTATAACTGTAGCTACAGGATCAGCTAGTGTAATATTTGCTGATTCTGGAACTGATGGTACTGTTTATGTTTATTTAAAAAACACAGACACTACAAACTTTATAACTGTACAAAATGACGCTGGTGGTCTTATAGGTAGAATAAATGCAGGAGAATTTGCTTTCTTACCTGTTGATACTAATCAAGGAATACAAGTACAAGCAAATACTGCAGAATGCGTTGTTGAATTTATAACCCTTAAAAAAGCTTAAACCAATGGAATTAGAAGGATTAAAAAATGTAAAAGTAACTGCACATAGGTCACAAATGACTTTTTGTGCTAGCTGTAAGAGTTGTCCAGCAATTGACATCTCAACTGAATCTGATAAGGTAATTGTAGGAGGAGAAGATGAAGGCTACACTGAATTTACAAAAGATCAATTTGAACTTTTTGTAAAGACAGTTAAGGAAGGTGCCTTTGATAGGTTCTTTAGTAATAAAGATGGCTAAAAAGAATTGGATTAAAAAAGTTACTGATAGTATAAAACGTAGAGGCACAGAAGGTGTTTGTACTGGCAGTAAGTTTGGTGGTCCAACTTGTAGGCCTGGAACTAAAAGGTATAACCTAGCAAAAACATTTAAAAAAATGAATAAGAAACAAAAAGGTGGTAATGTAGCTCAAGATAAAAATAGAAGTACACTTGATAGTTTATTTAACGTAGGTGCAAAAACATTAAAAAATTTAACACCTGGGCAGTTTAAAAATTTAAATAAAAATAAAAATGCTGGTGTACTTATAGGTAGAGAGCGTATGAAACAACATGAAAAAATGTATAACCCAAATAAAAAGAAATGTGGAGGTTCTGTTTTAATGTGTGGTGGAGAATATCACAAGCCTGTATCTAAATCAGTTGGTCCAAATAAAATACTATAATTATGTCAATATTTTCAAGAATATTTAGAAAAAGAGAAAAACAAAAGAATCCAGATGGTAGCAAAACAGTTATTGTTAGAGATAGATTTGGTAATGTTAGAAAAATAAAGAACAGAGATGCTGCAGGTTATAAGCAGAAACAATTCTTTAATAGAGATGGCCAGCTTACTAAAAGAAAAGCTAAAGGTCCAGGTATGAGACGTTATAAAGCTAAAAGAAGAAATTTTCAAAATGTTACTGATCAAGAGTTTCAACCAGGAAGATCATGGTTACCACCTGTACAACCAAATGATAGAATAGGAAACGTGCAAGGATACCAAAGAACTAATCCTGATGGTAGTATGGGACAAGGTATGCAAAGAGATCCATACAGAGATCAGAATGTAGATATGCGAAGAGGAGGGGCTGTTGGACCCAATGGTATTTTGTAATGGCTGAGAGAAAAAAAATATTTAGTAGAACAAAGCCAAGGCCACATCAAAGGAAAACAACTTGGACTAATCCTATTACTGGAAGAACTAGGACAACTACTAAAAGTAAATTTAAAAAAGATGCAGAAACATCTTATGGTACAAAAAGACCTAGAGTAAAGAAAAGAGTTTATGTTGAAAATAAAGATGGTACTAATATAAAGAAAAAGGAAAAGGAGAAAGGTAAAAAGTTAGGTTTTGATAAAAAAAGTGTAAAGGTTAAAGATGTCACTAGAAGACCTGATCTTTATAAACCATCTAAACAGAAAAGAAAAGAATTTAATTTTGATCAGGATACAGGTGGAGCTTCTGGCAAAAGAAAAGTGTTTAAAGATAAAAAGATGAGTAAACCTGTAAGAAATCCTTTTCTGATGAAAAAATATGGAGGGGCAGTGGGGCCCAATGGAATTTTATAAATTAAAAACAAAACTATGGGAGTATTTAATAAATTATTCTCTGGAGGAGCTAGCAAACTAGTTGAATCGGTAGGTGGTGTAATAGATAATTTAGTTACTACAGATGAAGAAAAGCTTGATGCAAAAAGAAAGCTTAAAGAACTAATAATGAACCATGAGGTTCAAATGGAAAAAAATATAACTGACCGCTGGACAGCAGATATGAACTCTGACAGTTGGTTAAGTAAAAACGTAAGACCAATGGTTCTTATATTTTTAATTGTTTGTACTATGATATTAATCTTTATTGATGCTGGTACAATTAAATTTGAAGTAGAAGAAAAATGGACGGACTTATTACAGTTAGTACTGATCACTGTAATAGGTGCCTATTTTGGAGGAAGATCAGTAGAAAAATTTAATAAAAAGAAATAAGTTATGCCTGCAAATATGAAAAAAGCCGGAATGAAATATAAAATGGGTGGCTCCAGAAAAAAAGTAATGTCAAAAGAAAAACTAGGTGACACAGGTTACATGTACGGTGGATCAATGAAGAAAAAAATGATGCACGGTGGTATGCCTAAAAAAAGAATGATGAAAGCTGGTGGAAATCTTAAGGATGTACCATCAGGAAACAAAGGAAAAGGATTGTCTAAACTACCTACAGCTGTACGTAACAAAATGGGTTACAAACAAGAAGGTGGTATGGGTGGTATGAAAAAGATGCCAGGTGTACCAGGTATGTATGCAATGGGTGGTATGGCAAAGAAAGAAGGAATGGATGTAATGATGAAAGGTGGTACGATGAATAACCCTTTGTTAAAAGCTAAGAAAATGAAAATGGGAGGAATGAAGAAGTATATGGGAGGAGGAATGAAACGTAAAATGTATTAATATGTATTTGAGAAGAAAACATGCAATGAAAAAGTATAGATCTGATACTCCAAGGAGTTTGAAAGAGACTATGCAGGAAGGTGGAACTTTTGACAAAGGTACACAAATAAAAGTAAGAAACTGTATGGATCCTAATATAGTGTGCTCTGATGAAGAACATGATCTATATGATAAGATGAAGAATAGAATGGAAACCCAAAGAAGAGCTAATGCTGGTGATTCTCAAGCCTTAAATTATTTACAGAATAATCCTGTAAGAATGGGTAAGGGTGGATCAAGTGCACCGGGTAAAATGCTAATGCAGGGTAAACAAGGTAAGAGAAGAGTATTATAATGGCTAGACAGAAACAATTTTATTTTAACCCTACTATTAAGAAGTCACATGGCAGGCATGCAAAAAGCAAGACATCTTTTAATAAAGGATCTAAGAATTATATTAAGAAGTCAAGAGGGCAAGGCTAAATACCGTTATCATTATTAATACGTAACATATTTTAGTAACATCTATCTTCATATAAATAATATACGAAACAGATGTGAACTACATGTTACAGTAATGTTAAGTTTATGTTAAAAAAAAAGGGACCATTACAGTCCCTTTTTACATATGGAGGTATTACTAGTCACCACGTTCTTTAATTAGTCCTTTTATAATTATAAGATAGTTTATGGCATCACCTATTTTTTCATCTAAAAGTTCATCTGTGGGGACTTCACCCGGACATTTACTTATAATAGTTCTGATTGACTCAAAGTGTTTACAAGCATACTCCCAGGCCACACCTTCTGGTGTGCTTTGAAAAGAAAAACCCACTCCCTCCTTAAATGACTTAAATACATCTAGGTCAGTAGCATATTCATTCATTTTGTGATCATAGGTTTTTCTACTCTTTTCAAAGGTATTTTCAAGCAGTTTTTTAAATTGCTTAATTGTCATCTAATTCCAAGTTATCAAAGTTAGGTACGTTTGTATCAATACTATTAACATCAATACTTTTTTCTAACATTTCTTTCTCTGAAAGTTCAGGAACATTTGGCTCATTCTCAAGCCTGATAAAGGTTTTTTTCATAATAATTAATTTAATTTAAATTTTCATCATCTAAACATTTTTTCATTAGTCTAGTAAGTGCCTTTTCTACCCAAGTAATAATATCAATGAGTGATGAAAGGGCTAGGGCTGTTGCCCAGAAGATTATAACGAGTATGAGTAACGTTACTCCACTCAGTACTTTGATGCAAGTTAATAAAAAATTTACAATTTTTCTCATAATTTAAAATATATATCTAATTTTATTCCATGGAATTACTTTATCATGTTCTTCTATAAATTTATCTATAAAATGTTTCTTGATTCTACTCTTATATCTTACGTTTGCACCTCCATATTCAGAGGTTTTATTTTCTTGTAGTTTAGGATCCCAAAGATCATACTCTTGTTCTTCTTTACCTTTAACTATATTATCATAGTGCATTTTCTTATTGTGTGTTAAAAATATACACTCAGCAAATACACCTTCTTTATTTTTTACTTTTTTATCTATTGTTTTAAATAGCTGCTCATAATCATCTAACCAACCTTTATATACTATAATAGGACTAAAGTTAAGATGTACATCATAACCAGCTTCTTTAAATTTATCTATTGCATTTATTCTTTCTTCTATTGTTGATGTGTTGGGTTCATGTAGTGCCCGTTTCTTTTCAGGCATCATACTAAACCTTATTCTAATTTTTTCTTTTGGATTAAATTCTAATAAAGTTTTATTTACATGCTTGGTTGCAAATGTACCTAGTATATCATCATGTGCTTTAAAGAAGTTAAATATTTCTTTCCAGTCATGATACTTAGCATGTAAAGCAAAATCTTCATTACAACTTATATCATACGTAATATATTTATTATGAGTTTGATTTGGTTTTATTACATCTTGCGTAGCAAATACAGCATGTGTATTAATTTCAGTTAATATTTGATGTGTATTTTTAGCTACTGACAAACCTTTTGGTTTGTGCCTTTTCATATAGCAATAGGAACAATCATATAGACACCCCCAACCAAAGCTAGGAGATATAAAGTCTGAAGATCTACCTGATGGTCTAATCTTCAGACTTTTTCTATTTACTATCTCTATCATATTTTGAACTCTTCAAAAGTATCATACTCTTGAGCTTCCATGTCCGCAGCAAAATCTACAGGCCAGTTATCTGATATCTTTATAGCTTTCTGACTCAATAACTCCGCAGTCATAAACTCATGAAACTTAACCTGATCACTCATCCATGTACGTGGATGTGACTTTTTAAAAGAATGTGTAACATGATTATAAAATGTCCATGCATTATTAAGATCAGCTGAATAATGATATGATGGATCTTTCATCTCTGCTTTTATAACAGAAACTTGTGATGCATCAATAATCTCTTCATCTAAGAATAATCTTCCAACTAGTTCTGCCTGACTCTTTTTAGGTAGAAATATTTGTCTCATCTTATTCTTATCATCAATTAACTTATCAAAGTATTTGTTGGCTGACTTAATTTGTGAACTTATTTGAGTATGAATGTCATGATCTGCTTTACCTGTATGTTTTCTAGCATAGTT